ATGAACGCTATGAAGGATCCAATCATCATGCAGATGGTGGGTCAGAGTCCCATGGCGAATCAAATTGGAGCAGCGATGCAGTCACATATCGCGGAGCACTTGGGCTTTGCCTACCGCCGTCGTATTGAAGAAGCCCTTGGCATGCCGTTGCCTGAGCCGGGTGAGGAGATGCCTGAAGAACTTGAGTTGCAGGTCTCACGCCTCGTAGCTGAAGCCTCCAAGCGGGTTCTGAGTAACAGTCAGACCGAAGTGGCGCAACAACAGGCTCAACAGCAGGCTCAAGATCCGCTGGTGCAGATGCAAATGCAGGAACTGGCTATCCGCCAGCAGGAAACAGCCCTTAAAGATAAGAAAATCGCCGTGGACGCAGCCGCTAAGGCTGATGAACTGGCGCTCAAGGAGAAAGAACTCGCGTTCAAAGCCGCGCAAGCAGCCGACGAACTAGAGCTAAAGGGGCAACTCGAAGGCGTCAAAGTAGGCGCTGAGATTGCCAAAGCCCAAGCCGACATGCGGCGCAATCCAAAAGGGGGTAACACCAAGTGATACAAGCCTTCGCAGACAACCTGCGCGCAAGAATCCGTGAGGATCTAAACAACTACGCCGACGACATAGCCGGTGGGGTTTGCCAAAATTTTGAGCAGTACCAAAAACTCTGTGGCGTTATTCAAGGTCTTGCGCTAGCAGAGTCCTATGTTATTGACCTTGCCAAGAAAGTTGAGGAAGCAAATGATTGAAGAAATCGAAAAACCTGCGGAAGTAGAGGATGAAAACGCCAAAGCTACGCAATTGCCAATACCGCAAGGGTGGAAAATCCTTTGTGCTGTCCCTGAAGTTGAAGACAAGTTTGAGTCGGGCATTCTTAAACCTGACTCCCTAACCAAAATTGAGGAATACAGCACCACGGTGTTGTTTGTCCTGAAAATTGGGGCGGAAGCCTATAAAGACCCAGTCAAGTTCAGCACCGGAGCATGGTGTAAAGAAGGTGACTTTGTGTTAGTAAGGGCTTACTCTGGCACTCGTTTTAAAATTCATGGACGTGAGTTCCGCCTGCTAAATGACGATCAGGTCGAGGCGGTTGTTGAAGATCCTCGCGGTTATACCCGCGCTTGATGGAGATTATAAATGGCTACTAATGGTAAAGCTAAAGATGGGTTTACTTTTCCTGATGAACAGGACGAAGTGGATGGTGAGCAGGGGTCAACTGAACTTGAAGAAGGCGACATTGAACTGGAGGTGGTAGACGATACACCGCCCGAAGATCGAGGCCGCAAGCCGTTGGACAAGGATGTTGAAGATCCTTCGGACGACGAAATTGCAGAGTACAGCGATAAAGTCCAAAAGCGGATTAAGGAGTTGAGCCATGCTCGTCACGACGAGCGACGTGCTAAGGAAGCAGCCTTACGGGAGCGCGAAGAAGCTGCCCGCATAGCCCAACAGCTATTTGAGGAAAACAAAAAGCTGCGGGAAAGTTACAACGCGGGGGCCAAGAACTACACCGAAATGGCGGCTTCAAAGGCGGACATGGAGCTTCAAATTGCCCGTCAAAAGCTGCGTGAAGCTCAAGAAAGCTACGACAACGACGCCATTATTGCAGCGCAAGAAGAATTGTCTGCGGCTAAGTTTCGTTCGGAATATGCAAAAACTTTTACACCTAATGCTTTACAAGAGCAAAAAGATGATGTATATATACAACCTACGCCACAGCAGCAACCTGTTCAGGTCGATGAAAAAGCGACCCGATGGCAAGCCCGAAACGGCTGGTTTGGACAGGATGATGAGATGACCAGTCTCGCGCTGGCGGTGCATAAAAAGCTGGTCGAAGCTCGTGTTGATCCTAGATCGGACGAGTATTACGAGCGGATTGACGCTCGCATGCGTGAAGTGTTTCCCGATTATTTCGGTGAGGCAAAGAAGGAACCGAAACGTTCGGCTAACGTAGTAGCCGCGCCAACCCGTACTGCGGGTAAGAAGAAAGTGACGCTGACTAAGTCAGCGGAAGCGTTAGCACGCCGCTTTGGTCTTACCAATGAACAGTATGCAAAAGAAGTTCTTAAACTTAACTCGGAGTCCTAACTATGTCTGAACGAATTAGCCGTGATGGCGCTAAAGAGCGCGAACCTAGAAACCTTCAAACACGTGAGAGTTCTGCTCGTGCGACCTATAAACCGCCGAGCGCTCTTCCAGATCCTGATCCTCAACCGGGTTGGAAATTCCGTTGGATTGCAACAGCCATATTAGGCCAGCCAAATCCAGCAAATGTTTCCAAGAAAACCCGTGAAGGTTGGGAACCGGTCAGAGCTGCTGACCATCCCGAGCTTATGCTCGCTGCTGACAAGAATGGAAACGTTGAGCTTGGTGGACTGATGCTGTGCAAACAACCTGAAGAAAGTGTTGCTGCACGCAATGAATACTACGCCCGACAAAACAAGTCTCAAATGGAGTCTGTGGATAACAGCTTCATGCGAAATAATGACCCACGCATGCCTCTGTTCAGCGAGAGAAAATCCTCAACGACACGCGGTGTAGGTTTTGGTAACGGTTCTAAATAACTTTCAGGAGTATTAAATGGCATATCCTTCCGTATCAGCCCCTTACGGGCTAATTCCGATCAATTTGATCGGCGGACAGGTCTTTGCTGGCGCAACTCGTCAAATTCCTATCGCTTCGGGTTCTTCGACAGCCATTTTCTTTGGCAACGTCGTTAAATTCAATACCGATGGGTATATCGAGAATGAAACCAGCACGGATTCGTCTACCCCAGTTGGTGTTTTCCTTGGTTGTACTTACACAGATCCAACCTATGGAAGCACTTTCCGTCAATATTACCCCGGTGCTGTAGTCGCTGATGACATCCAAGCCTATGTGCAGGATGATCCTGATGCACTATTTAAAGTCGCCGTAACTGCTGCTGGCACGTCCACCGTTAGTTACATGACTCGCACTGACGTAAACCGCAACTCGGCACTTGTGCTGACAACCGGCAATACGACTACGGGTAACTCTTATCAGTCTGTAAGCGCAACATCTGGCACTGGCACGGCCCTTCCGGTTCGTATCATTGACTTTGTTCCTGAGACTGCAATTGCTGGTTTCCCCGGTTCTTACACGGAAGTAATCGTGAAGTGGAACTTTGGTGTGCACCGGTATTACAACGCTACTGGCGTATAAGGAGCATATTAAATGGCTATTTCTCGTGCACAACTACTAAAAGAACTTCTTCCGGGACTGAACGCATTGTTTGGTCTTGAGTATGCTCGCTACGGCGAACAGCATAAAGAGATCTACGAAACTGAGACCTCTGAGCGTTCGTTTGAAGAAGAAACCAAGCTGTCCGGCTTCTCAGCCGCTCCTGTCAAAAACGAAGGTTCTGCCATCGCTTATGACAATGCGCAGGAAGCTTTTACGGCTCGCTATACTCACGAAACAATCGCTTTGGGCTTCTCCATTACGGAAGAAGCAGTTGAAGATAACCTGTATGACAGCTTGTCCTCACGCTACACCAAGGCTTTGGCTCGTGCTATGGCTTATACCAAACAAGTTAAGGCTGCTTCAACCTTAAACAACGGTTTTGACACCGACTACCCCGGTGGCGACGGTCAGCCCTTGTTTAGCGCTTCGCATCCCTTAATTTCGGGTGGTGTTAACAGCAACATTCCTTCGACCCCTGCAGACCTGAATGAGACTTCGTTGGAAAACGCAGTTATTCAGATCGCTGCTTGGACGGATGAGCGTGGCCTGCTGATTGCTGCAAAGCCACGTAAATTGGTTATTGCTCCCGCAAACATGTTCGTTGCAACCCGCCTGTTGGAGACTGAACTCCGCGTGGCTACGGCTGACAACGATATCAACGCGATCAAGAGCAACGGTTCGATCCCAGAAGGTTACACTGTTAACAACTTCTTGACCGATCCAGATGCTTGGTTCCTTTGCACAGACGTTCCTAACGGTCTGAAGCACTTCGTTCGTACCCCGCTGCAAAACAGCATGGACGGCGACTTCGACACCGGTAACGTTCGTTACAAGGCCCGTGAGCGTTATTCGTTCGGCTGGTCAGATCCGCTAGGCGTCTTTGGTTCTTCAGGCGCTGTTTAAGTTGTAGGAGGGGGGTTGCAAAACCCCCCTTTTGTTGTATCCTTCAGGTACTAGGATTTATTTAGCCCATACGACTGACCTAGCAGACGTTATAGAGACTTATGGGCGATGTGCTATAACACGAAAGGTTTATCATGGCTCAAACCACGTTCAACGGACCAGTAGCGTCGCAAAATGGTTTTATCGGCGGTACTATTACCGAACCAATTACTGTATCTACTGCTTCAAATGTTTCTTCTTCATACGTTACGGCATCGAATACAACCGGTGACGTTCGTCTTAATTATTCCCGTTTGACCTTTACCACTACTGGATCTGGCGAGACCGGACGCTGGCTTACTCGCGTTACCGGCGCTAATGCCGCTACTGGTGGTACTGTAAACGGCGGTCATATTTCTCTGTCGGTCAATACCGGTGGATCAATTTCTGGTGCTGGTAACGGACTGCGTGTAACTCTTGGCGCCGCTGCTAGTGTGACTGTTGGTGGTACTGTTGCAGCCATACAAGTTGATTCAGATATCGGTGCTGGCGCTACTCTGCCCGGAAATGCATCGTTTATTCGTGTAACCAACAGCGGTTCGGGGACAATCAGTAACTTGTTCAACCTCCCTGATGCAATGGTTCAGGCTATTGGTGCTACGTCTACTACTGCTACCCAAAAAATCCGTTTCGTTGATTCCGCTGGTACTGCATACTTCTTGTATGCAATCGAAGCCTAATGCAGATAACGAAAGAGTTTTTGCAATCGGAGATCAAGAAAATGGAAGAGCAACGGAATAACGCACATGACGTAGCCGTTGCCTCTCAAGCGGCTATTGACACCATGACGGCGTTAATAGACCGTCTTGATCTCCCCGAACAGGAAACGGAGAAATGATATGGGTATGCA